CCGATACCTTACCATTTGCTGGTATGTGCTTTGATATACGTGGAATAACATATTCGGTGTTTTCAACTATCTTACGTTTTAGAATTATAAACTCAACATCAATAATATCCGGTGATATACTTAATAACTCTGCGTAAAACTTTTTGTATAAAAGTATTTGTGCATTCTTAACCGGGTCTGATTTTTGATATTTACTCCAACCCTTTGTAGATGTTTTGAAGTCAATAATACGATAACGTCCACTGAAGTTATCTCTAACAACCATATCAATAAATCCCAAAAAGTTTACATTATCCGTAATCTTTGTGTTTATAGGTTGTTCTATTGCTACCAATTCATCATGCTTCAAAGAAAAAAACTTATTGAAGTTTTTGGATTTCTGAAACCATTCTAATAATAGATTACCATCTTCTAAAAATTCAACAAGCTCTTCCTTTGTGCATATATCAGTATTTCCAATTTCGCCTTCAACTTCTTTTAGATAACATTCTCTCATTTTGTGTTTGAGAGTTTCTTTCAAATCCATTAACTTATCAGCTTGTGATTTTGAAATACGGAGACACTTATCAAGGTATTCTTGTAAGGTTTCATGCATTGCTGTTCCGAAGATTGTGTGAATAGAACCACCACTTTGTGATAGTTCATCTATATAAGATAACTTATATTGTTGGGGACACCCGTGCCACATTGCGTATTGTGAAAATGATACTCTTGCCATAACTTATTAATGTAATATAAGAAAAATAGTTGGATTTACCAACTATATTTTCAATTTTAATTTTGTGATTTCTTTTTTCGGAATTGCGTATTTTTCACAAATGTATTTTATATTTTCTCTACCTTCTCTGGTTGAGTAAAGTATCTCAATATATTCCGTTGCATGTCTTTCGGAACATTGATACTCTTTGATAATCAATTCTACCAAAAAAGATTCATACTTTTCATCGGCTTTACCCTTTGTGTATTTTAGATACTGCTTACCTTTTGGTAGTATATTAATATACAATTTATACATTTGTTCCGGCTCAAGAGTTTGAGTTAGTGGCTGTAAACTTGCAATAAGTTCAACCCATTCAGGCTTCATTGAGAGAAAACGATTAATCATAAAGTTACTCCAACTCTTAACATCTTCTTCTGTCAACTTTTTGAAGTAGTCCGGGTCTTGCTCTGCTGTAATCGCATTTAAGTGGTCAAATAACTTTTTTGCTGCCATATTATTCTTCTATTGAATTGTTCGTTTTCATTTCATCTGGTAGTAATTCATTTAGAGGTTTACCACATTGTGTACAAAGATATAACTGAATTGGTAATACCGCATCTTTTGCTCCGCCTGTAATCAATCTAGAAACTTTTTTGAATGAAAATCCATCCATAAAGATTTTGTTTCCGCATTCGCATGCAATATCTCTTGCATCATTAAGGGAAAAATTCATTGGCATTCCGCCTGGTTGTTGTCCGTCCATTTTGTTTTATTTTATAATGTTTAGAATTTGAATTATCGTACTCATAAATACGATTTCTTTATCCACCACCAATGCATCTTTTGAAAGGCCATCGGCAATAGTAAGTATTGTGTTTGCTACATTTCCGGCCGCATATTCATCAACCTTCTCATATAACATTGTGTACATTTCCGAATAATCATTAAGGCGATTATCTGCTACTGCTTGTCTGATTTTAAGGAATAGGTTTCTCTTATCATCGCCGGATTTTAGGAGTTCTACCAATTTAGTTTTGAAATCAGATTCAACCATTATCTTATGGTCTACTTTTAATTCACCCTTTGCGGATTGTAGTTGACAAGTATTTAATACTCTACGAATATCTGGGTAATATGAATTGATAATATCTGCTACATTCTTAATGTCAAACTTAATCTTCTCAGCCTCAAGAATCTTTGTAACCTGAACTGCCACATCCTTTTTAGTTGGTGGAGTTATAGCGAATGATTGACAACGACTTTGTATCGGGTCAATAATCTTTTCAATATAGTTACAAGTCAGAATGAAACGACAATGCTTGCTGAATGTTTCCATTAAGTTACGAAGAATTGCCTGTGCGTTTGGAGTCATATAATCAAACTCATCAAGGATAATCACTTTGAAACCTGCGAAACCAACGGAGGATGCGAAGTTTTTTACTTTCGTTCTTACCGTATCCACATTGTTTTCATCCGATGCGTTAATAATCATACTATCACATTTGATTGTATTAACTATTAACTTTGCCAATGTGGTTTTGCCTGTTCCGGCTTTACCATAAAATAAAAGATGCGGAATATCATTTGTGTCCAAATACTTCTGTATCGTTTCCTTTACAGTTTCATTTCCTACATATTCGGAAAGCGTTTGTGGGCGGTATTTCTCCACCCACAAGCTATGTTCTTTTTTATTATTTTCGTTTGCGAAAAAACTCATAATTCGTTTTAATTTCCGGATGAACCAAATCCACCTGTTCCACGTTCGGTTTCAGATAATTCATCAGTTTCTATAAATTCGATTGATGGGTATGGAACTATAATGATTTGTGCAATCTTATCACCCACTTCATAATCGGTTGATGCTACTCCTTTATGTCTACGAAATGTAGCCTGAATTTCACCTCTATATCCGCTATCAATTACTCCTACACAATTCGTAAGAGAAAGGTCATACTTACGAATAGATGAGCGAGGAAATACCAAACCAACATATCCGGCAGGTATTTCCATTGCTAATCCAGTTCCATAGGTAATTTGAAAAGCGTCTTTGTTAATGATTTCTGTTGCTACTAAATCAAGCCCTGCATCGCCGGATTTTGCGTATTTTGGTATTACTGCATTATTGTGCAGCTTCTTGATTTTCACGAACATCTTGCTCTTGTTGTTTTTGTTGTTCTCTTGCTAATTTACTTTCTTCGGTCATTTCTCTAGGGAAAATTTTGAAACTCATTCCGTTTTGCTGAAATATTAGAGTATCATCACCAACAGGTCTTAATTCAATAACTAGATTAGATGATTCCGTTTCCGATTTAGCGTAAGCAAATACTACTGGCTCATTATCAAAAAACTGAAAACACCATTCAGCTTGTTGAATTTCTTTTGTTGGTTCTACCAATTGAAATTCCGTATCTTGCGTTTGTACTTCTGTCATATTTTATTAATTTGAAATTTCCACTAAATAATATTTACAAACGAAGTCATCAATTTGAAACTCAATGTGCGATAAACCATCGGTTGATACTTTCAACTTTGCTGATGTTGCTTCTTTGTTTGCTGTTAGAATTTCTTTAAGATACTTTGCTGAGAAGCTAATTGGTTTAATTTCACCATCAAATCCTTTCTGGCAAGTAAATGTTACTCTATTCGTTGAAATAGAAGAATACCCGATTGCCATTTTTAGGTCACCACCTTCGGTAAATACAGTGAATGTATCAACATCACTCAATGCTCCCTTTGCTTTAATAAATTTATCAATCATTGTGGAAGCCATTTCAATATCAATACCAAAATCAGGCAATGCTTTCAAATCTGGAACCGGTGGAATAACTCCTAAATCAGCCAACTGATAAGATGTTTCGGTTTCATCCGATGATAGTTTCAAAGATACCGATTTATCTCCGGCCTTGTCAACTTTCAATGCGATATCGTTATCCAAAATACCAATCATATTTTTTAATAATGATGTAGTATAGATGCCAACATTCATTGCATTAGATGTGAATGCATTAAATTCTACTTCACCCAATAGTGTTTTATCATCGGAAATGAATCTTACTGATAATTTGTTACCTTCAGCGTTCCACGCTACCGATTCAATGAGTCCACCCAAAGAATACTTTTGAATAAATCTTAATAGATTTTGTTTGTTCATAATTGTTAATTTTTAGATTTTATTGTTATTGTAATATACGAAAAATATTTTAGAAAGCAAAAAATTTCTTTGCCGTTTTTACTTCATTTGTTGCCTTTTCCCACTTTAATGCGTTGTAGAAATCATCAATCTTATTTTCCAACTCTGCTTTATATAGAGCATCTCTATCTACAAAGTTTTCAATAAAATCAAGTATTTCTTTTGGGTCATTATAATCCTTAAATGCCATAGTTTCAAGTCCT